TAAAGATAAGATATTAAATCTCTAAATCCTTTAGCCCATCCTTCTTTAGAATCAACAACAGATATAACATCTTCTGTATATTCAAATTCTACATCAGGAACAGTAGGTAACTTATCTGCGTACTGTCTTTCAACAGAAAAGCCTACACCTGTACCATTCATAAGGATATATAACACTTCATCAAATGCTCTTGGACTATCAATAGGAATATAAGAACAATTATAACCTGCTACATTCTCACGTTCTAATGCTTTACCTGATGTCATTAATGCTCTCATAGATGGCATAACTTGTAATGAAATAATAGCTTCTTCTAATTCAGTCCATTCTTTATTTGTAATAACTCCATCATAATTATTTTTTATATGTTCTTTAAAGAAAGAAACAAGCCTACTTACTGTTTCACTCCAGCTCTCTCTTCTTCCTTCATCTTCTAACCAACGTGAATACCTAGACATATGAATAAAAGATTGATATTCAGTAGGTAAATAATTACTTCCCATTAATGATGCCATTATTTTTCCTCCTTATATTTTAATTCTAAAATTAATTCTGCATAATGAATAACTTTTCTTATATCTTCTGCTCCATTTTTCTTTTCATGGCGTGAAATATATTTTACTATATTACCTTCACAAAAGTCAAGTTTATTTTTTGTTATATATTCAATAGGCATAATTTTAAAATCTTTATAATGAGTACCACCTACTTGTTTATTCGTAGCTCGAGATACTCGTTCTTCTTCTTTAAGCATTTGTTCTTCAGCATCTCTTCTTTTCATATAATCTCTATAACTTTCTTGAGACCATCCTCTATCTTCTTTTAAACCACTATCTGGTTTTTTTGGATATACATAATCGGTCATAATAGCTCCCTTATTTTTTATTGTTATCTAATAATTTATTAATTCTTTTTCTTACAAAAGTTATTTCTTTAGACTTTAAAACTTTATATGCAAAAGTTCTAACATAATCAGAATCTATACTAGCATTATCACATATATATTCAAAGTTATCACACGTAACACCAGCATTACAAAAGAACCATGCAGTAGCACGTTCTCTTGCTTGCAATGAAGAGTCACTTTCATTATTTGTTTTAGGTTTAGATGCGTCTAATAAGGCTTGTAGAATTACAGCCAAGAATAGTAATTTTTCCCTAGAACTTTTAGTGTGTGAGTTCGTTAAAAATTTTGTGTATAGTAGTGCTTCGTTTTCTTTCATCAATCCAATCTTCAGGTATACCTTCTCTTATAGAACAATATTTAAATCCATACTTATCACACCAACTTCCATTCGTCATCTTACCTCTTTTATAAAGTTTAGCTTTTGGATTCGTAAATATAAATCTTATATCTAACCAAGGTTTTTGTTCTTTAATAAATAAATGTTTTTTTCTATCTTCAATTTTAAATCTTCCTTTTACTTCTAAAATAATTCCATTATCTAATAAGAAAAAATCTGGTATATACTTTTTCTTTTCATACCATTCATAATGTACTTTACTATTTTCATATTGGTAAGGAATATTTTTTTCTTTTAATATATTACAAATATCTTCTTCTGCTTTTGATCTAAACATGTGCTATTTCTAAAACATCAGGCGTTCTCGCAACTTTTGTAAGATAACGTATGCCTTTTGCATATTGGAAACCACGAAGTCCTTGACCTCCATTAGTATCAGACCAACAAGAATGCTTATGTGAGCAATACACGCAACCAATAGGAAGCTTATAGTTCCCACTTGTACCATCAGGTATAGAATTATAACACCGACTAGGTGGTGTATCTTTTTTAACAATCTTTTTAAGATACTTAACTCTATCTTCTGCATTAATCATTTCCATTTCATGTATCTTTAATAAAGTTAAATTACCATTTTGTTTATCAATAACAAAAAATGCAGCTTCTTTATCTTGATTGTCTTCTGCATATGCAGAGAGCTGTCCTATATAACCAAATGGATCGTCTTCACTTAACCTACCACTAGCAAACTTCTTAAAAGAATTACCAGATGCACTCTTAACATCAACTAACATTCCATCTATACGACAATCTTGATGCCCTAAAACTCCTGCAATATTTATTTCTTTTTGTTCTTCTGTTACTTCATGTCCAGCTAATCGTGTAAGAGTTAATAATAAACTTTCTAATAAATGTCCATATAAAAATTTAATTCGTGTTGGTGAATCAAAATACTTTTCTTTTTTCCCCTCTTGTAAATCATACCAGAGTTGTCTATCTGGTTTACCTATAGCTGATAATCTTAAATTAGATCTTTCTTTAGGTTCTGAAAATAAATACTCTTGTAATATTTCTTTTACTTCATTACCAAATTTATTTAAATGATTATCTATTTGTTTTTGAGATAGTTTACTTTTATTATCTACTTCAAATAATTTATAAATGTCTTCTACTAATGTATTAATATTTTTCATATCTATAAAAAATAAAGGGGCAGTCACCGATAAAAACCACCCCTTTATTCCCTCTATTAAGTTAAAGGATTAAGCAAATGCTTCAGAAGGATTAGCTGAATCACTTGCATATCCATCAACTTCGTCAAAATCTTCTTCAATACCTGAACTATAAGGTATTAAATTAGTTACTTGTATAGACTTCAGGTCTGCTGAAGTACCTTTACGTCCTTTAAATTCCCAATCATATGTGGAATAAAGAACATTGACATCTGAGCCATTACCTATCATTGTGTTACTCATTTGTCGTTTCTTTGCATCTACTAAATCAGGAGTACGATTCATCTGACCATCTTTTCTACGTACTTTTCTTTTAATAGTTACAAAATCACCACGATCATCACCTTTATTCTTGACAGTTAACCCATCATTTTTTAGCTGATCAATTGCAGCTTTATCTAAATTACCTACATCTACAGTCCATACACCATCTGGATCAAATGTTGTATTTGGTGTTGCGATAGATGCCCAATAAGCTTTACCTGATATTACCATACTTAACTTTCCTTTACTATTTAGATTAATAAGACTCTCTCGAAAGAGAGGATTATTAATTGATTAATTAATAACAAATTATCTCATACTTTTAAAATAATGTCAACCCTTAATTTTAATTAAATTAGCTTTTTCTTTTTCAATATGAAAAAAAGGTTCATTTAAATGAGGTGCATTAGTTCTCCATGAATTTTGAATTGTTCCTACTTTAGATTTATCAACAGTATCTCCATCAATAAACCAGGCTTGAGTACAATCTGTATTAAAGACTACAAATATTAAATTATATGTAGGATATTCTTCTTTCCATTTTTTAATAAGTCTTTTCTTTCTTTCTGGTATTCGTATTTCTTTCCATGAAGGATTCCATTTATCACCCCATTGATTTTTAATTTCTACTTCAAAGAAATAATCTTTTTCTTTTTTAGCAGAAATATCAAAATAATAATCTTCTTTAGCTACAATATCTGTATAACCTTCTTTAGTTAAGTATTCTATCATAGCATCTTTAGCTCTTTTATCGTGACTTAAATAAGATTCTTTATTAAATTTTCTATTATTGTGTCTCATTAGTGTGTACTCGCCCAAGTTTTACCTACCTTCCATTCACTATCTAACTCACAATTAAGTTTTAATACTTCTTGTGTTTTCTTCATAGTCTCTTTAGTTATTTGACCAAAGGTAGTTATATCATTATTATTAACTTCAAATTGGTATTCATCATGGATGGAAGCAACAAGCTTGGCATCTATTCTTGTCATTTTAATTGAGGACATTATCTCAAGAAGCCAATGCTTGCAGACTACAGCTCCTGCACCTTGAATCAAAGTGTTAAGTGCACTATGTGAACTACGGATATGTAGTAACCTCCCATCCAATCCTCGAATGATACCATTTTGAGATGCTTTTTGAACTTTCGTTCTTAATGCATTCAATGCTGGCATATTCGATAAAAATCTATCTATTAATTGCTGACCTTTTTTAGCACCACCACCAACAATCTTACCTATTTTTGCAGCTCCAGCTCCATAAAGAAATGCATAGATAAAAGTTTTAGCTTGATCTCTATTAGATAATCCTGCCATTTCCATATTAGCTGTATGTATATCTCCTGTAAGTAACTCATTAGTAAACTTTGTATCATTCATATAATGAGCTAAACATCTTAATTCTAAACCACTTGCATCTGTACCTACTAATGAGTATTTATTTATATCAGAAACAGTCCAACAATCTCTACACTCTTTACCATAAGGTGAGTAAACAGCTGGTACTTGAGCCATGTTAGGTGAGTTGTGTGCCATACGTCCTGTAATAGTCCGTAATGTCATAACTCTACCATGAACTTTATTATCTTTATCACATAATTCTATCCATGATTTAATTTGTGCTACTCTTTTTTGTAATAATAAATATCTTGAAAACATTTTAGCTTCTGGCATATTAATACTTTTTAATACTTCTTCATTAACAATAACATTACCTTTATCTGTTTTAAGTTTAGGTTCCCATCCTTTTTCTATAAGTCTTTCAGCTATTTGTTTACGACTTCCTATATTAAATGGAATGTATTTAACTTTAGTTTTAAGTTGTACTTCAGTAGGTGGGAATAATTTTTGTGCTTCATCTACTAAACTATCTGCTTCATCTTGTAATGTAGCCATAAGTTCTGATGCTTTTCTTAAATTTAAAGTAAATCCATTTTCTTCTTGTTGATCTAATATAACTCTAATTTTATTTTCTAATAATAAAGATTGTTTAGAAAAGTTTTTACTTTCTTTTTCTAAATATTTAGCTACTTTAAAAGTTAATTCAACATCTTGCTTACAGTATTCAAGCATAGCTGGTGTATAATAATCAAAGCTTTCTACATCTCCTTTATTAAAGTTTAATCTTTCACCCCATGCTTGTAAGCTATGCCCTTTATCTCTAATAGGATTAAATAATTGTGACTCTAATAAAGTATCTCGTATTTGATTTGACTTAATAGATGAATTAGTAAACTTATTTAATAATGGTGCATCAAAAGATAATCCATTATGCATAATAAAAGTATCAACTAATTTAGACCATTCACCAAACTCTTTACATTCTTCTTGCACCCAAGTTTTAACTTTACCTGTTGTATATTCTTTAGCTACAATACAATGTATTTCTGTAGCATTATCTTTAAATCCATTTGTTTCTATATCAACTACTGCTATTGTCATTTCTATAATCCTTTTCTATATTACTTTTTAATTTCTCACCACCAAACAACTTATCCCAATCATTATTTTCTACAGCTCCACACCAATTACATTCCTCCCCTTTACCAATCCTTATATCTGATTCTTCTATAGGACAATAATGTTTCCACATTTTAGATTGCAAAGCTTTCTCCACAACCACAACTAGATGTTGCATTAGGATTAGTTATTCTAAGAGATGATCCAGCTATATCTGTTACATAATCTATTGTAGTATTAATTACACTTAATGTAGCTGTTGGATGTATATATAAAAAACCAGAATCTAAAGTAACTTTATCTCTATCTTCTAATTCTTTATCTTCTTCAATCAATTCCCACTTATATCTTAATCCTGCACAACCTCCTCCATCTACAGCTAACATAACACCTTTAACTTTTTTGTCAAGTATTAAATTAGTTAAATGTTTGTCAGCTGCAGAAGTAATTTTAACTATGTCATTCATTAAACAACCTCAAATTCATTAATAGTTTCATCTAATAATGGTTCTTTTTCTTTCATCCGTCCTGTCTTACTATCATATAATAAATTAGTAGCAATACCAGTATCACCTGTGTATCTATTTTTAAGTATACGTACTACAGTTGTATTAGCTAATATAGGATCAGTTGATTGTTGATTTCTTTCTAAAGCTACTACACAATCTGATAAGTGAGCTATAGATGCAGAGCCACGTAGATGTGAAAGAGTAACTTCTCTACCATTCTCATGTCCTGTATCACCTGATGGTCTACGTAAGTGAGATACTAATAATAAACCAACACCTGTTTGTTCAACAAGAGAACGCAATTTAGTCATAAGAACATCAATAGATTTTCTTTCATCATCTCCTTCCTGACCACTTACTAGAATAGATAAATGATCTAATATAATCCATTTACAATCTAATGCTTTAGCCATATATTGAACTCTATTTAATATTTCATCATTATTAATAGAACCAAAATGATCAAAGGCATAAAATCTTCCTGTACCTATAGTTAAATCTTCCCATTCTTTTAATCTTTCTTTATCAAACTGATCTCTTATTTCTTTAATATATAATCTTGCATTAGCTTCTACTGACATAATATTAAATGCAGTTTTCTTAATGCTTTCTTCTAAAGCTAACACACCAATATTATCGTGTGTACTTTTTAATATATGGTGCATTAGTTCTCTAGTTATAGATGACTTACCCATACCAGCACCAGCTGTAAAAGTTACAAGTTCTCCTGTACGCATACCATATGTTTTGTTATTAAGTCCATCCCAAGGATACATACAAGTTTCACAATACTCTTCTTCATATAAACTATTTTTAAGATTAGCTAAATTAACAATACCTGCTGGTGTATATATTTCTGCATCCCACCAGGCTTTATTAAATTCATTACGTTTATTAGCAAGTAAATATTCATTTGCATCTTTTAAATCTAAAGAAACTATTTTACATTTGTTAGGTTCAAATAATTGAGCAACTTTCGCAGCAGCTTTCTTTCCTGATTCGTCATTATCAAAACAAATAACAATATTATCAAATTTATTTAAGTATTCATAAGAAGCTTTACAATCTCTAACTGCACCAGCTGCACCTGTTTTAATG